GTTGGGTAAACACTCAATGTCTGCAAAGTTACACCACCAGAATAGTAGGCAACTGTTGTAGCATTTGCTCCATACTCGGCTATACCATAATATGAAACAGATTGCGTAGGAATTTTAGCCGACTGTGAGTAATAATTACCAGTAAAGTCGTAACCCCATTTGAAAGTTACATACTGATTGCTACCACCAATCACGACAGTCCTAAGTTTCTTCAGAATAGACGTAGCAGAGGGCGTACCAAGATCAGTATGGTTCGTAAAATATTGAAAACGATATATGGCAGTATCATCGTTATAACCAGAATAGGTAGCAAGATAACCACCTTTTCCGATATACAACGTGCCATCTTGTTTGGTCAACAAAGATTTAGGTTCAATCGAGTCCCAAGTTGTAACCCTTGAAGAACCATCTTGCAAAGTACCCTTCATATCAAAGCAGTAAACTGACTTCAATACTGGTAAGGTCAACAAGTAAATGGCTTCTTTACTGTTGTATACAGACTTAATGGTAGGCAAAGACTCACCAGAAATCGCTGTAATCAAGTCGTTACGGACATTCTTAGACAAGTCACGCAAAGGCATGGACTTCTCTTGAATAGTCCGCAAAGCACTACGCACACCTGTGGATGACAAGAAAATCAGGTCTGTACCTGTGTAAGCCAATGAATCCCTAGCCACACAGCCAATTCCTGTGATGACATCTTGTAAAGTCATCGTAGAAGGAGTAGTCGCACCTTGATAAACAAGAATGTTGTTCTTGCCAAAGATAAACAAAAAGCCGTTGTGAGCACCCAAAGCGACAATTACATCGCCACCTTTAGGCCAAACAGTCGTGGTATCTAGCGTTCCTGCCGTACCAGAATTCCATTTGTTTGCCAACTTGGTATCGCACCATTGAACAGTTAACTTGTCTGATGACACGTCGGCTGTCCAAAGCCTTCCATAGGCACTTAAAGCCGTGTTTGCCAACTGAACAGTACCTGCATAGCCAGTTAACTCGCTAACCCGTCTAAAAGTTGTTGTAGACAATGCAGGATCAAACACAAGAGGATCGTATCCTGACTGGAACAGATAAAGTGCGCCAGCCAAGGAAACCATCTGCCAATTGCTTGCAGTAATGGTAGGAGCAGTACCGCCACCACCATAAGTCAATGTCACCAAGGATGAACCGCTTAACTTAAACAACTTATTGTTGCCAGCAAGTATGGTGTATGACGTAGCATCAGAGGTGACTACTTCACCAATTGAGGTAATGTCATTAGTAGACAAGTCTGTATTCAGAGAAGAATTGACTTTTGTCCAGCCTTTTCTAGCCCCAATGCGACCATACTGGTCAATTACACAATTGTTGGCAACAAGCGCAAAGCCACTAGCCAAATCCAAGGACGAATCTTGGGTATTTAGCCCATAGAAGCCTGGGGCTGTAATCGAGTAGGCTTGTACTGCTTCTGCCATTACACCGCCTCAAACGAGTCGTTTTCAGGCGATCTAGCCAATTCCAAGGAAATCAGATCAGATAGGCAAGACTTATACAAGGCATAAGCCTCTGAACTAGTCAGACCGCCATCCTCACCACGCTCAACTAATGCTCTAGCAAATGCACCCAAAACAATAGGTTCTCTCGCCAACAGGGTTGTAGATGTGTCTGTCGTGAAGTCAGCCTCTGGAACTATCAGACTAAATCGAATGTTATACACAGCATCAGGAACAGGCCAAAAGTTGACCTTCATATCGCCATTTGAGTTTACGCCTTGCATTGTGTAATACATGGGCAAACCACTTGTGGGCGTTGGCGTTGTGTAGTAGAACGAGTCGTAATTTGTGTGGGATAGAGGTTGCATTTGGTAAAAACTAGTGGTGTTTATCACATCCATAGTCTTAAACCGCACCCCTGCGCCCGTAATAACATACCCTTGAGACTGACCAGCAACAGTAGGAACAGTTATAGGCGTATTAAAAGCATCCCAATCATAGGCATCAGACACCTGACGTTTGGCATCATTGATGTACTTGCCAACAAGGTTAGAGACTGTGTTTTCGGCAACAGTAGTAACTTCTGGTTCACGCATACGAACCAAAACATCGTTAACCAAATCTAGATAGGTAGGTAATGCCATTACTTCTTCCCTTTATTTCTCGCAGAAATCGCTTTTGCTTTTGCCTTTGCGTCAGCCTTGGAGGAAGCCCCCCATGCCTTAAGAGAAAGAAGCAGTCTTGTCGGTTCACCATTCTTGTACTCAGGGCCATTTGCATTACCCATGCGAGCCAAGAAACTTGCCCTACGGGGATTATCCCCTGATTTAACTGGAGGTTTTAAGTCTCCACCAGTTGTCGCATTATATGATGCTCTGCCCTTTTCGTTCAACCCTCCTTTAGGGTTTTTACCTTCGGAGCGTTGCCAAGCAGGAGTTTTCATCACTTCACCTTAATAGCCTGATTTCTTTTTAGGTTTGCTCATGCCAGCCTCAGATAAGGCGATAGCAACGGCTTGCTTTTGAGACTTGACCACAGGGCCTTTCTTAGAGCCTGAGTGCAGTTTGCCAGCCTTGTACTCTTTCATTACCTTGCCGACTTTAGCCATCTTAGGTGCTTTCATTTTCATGCTAATTCCTTAGTTAAGTTCAGTTACAGTAACAGTTGAGGTAGTGATAGCCGCATCTTTGATAAATGCAATCTTTTGACCAGGCGTGACTTTAACAATCTCTGACTGATTTACGCCAATCATAGGAGAAGTAGTTGTTGACGCTGTTGGGCTAGAGCCAATAGCAAAATGGCAATGTCCTTGGGCGCAAGCAATACGAATCATTGTTGTATTTGCACCAAAAGCGGTCATCTGAACACTACTTGTGGTGACTGTTGCCACTTGGGTAGTTCCCATTGAAGGAACGCCAAAAGCAACTTGGTTTGGGTCTAATTGAAAGGTACTCATTACTTTTCCTTACTGAAGGGTTAGTTGATATAGGGTGTTTTGATACAAAGCAACGATTTCATCAATCTTGTTTTGCAAAGCAGACTCAGTACGGGGAACGATCTGTTGGCGGTTTGCCTCAATCCATTCCATTTCCTGACGCAAGACTTCTGAGACAGTACCCTTGTACTTGTTGTTCACATAAGGAATGTCTAAGCGAATGGCATAACGACCCATAAACTGTTGGGCAAAGTCATCTGCCAACGGAATAATTGCGTTATAGAACTCATTTAGAGTATTGTGTTCGGCAAAAGATAGGGTTTTTAGGTGGATTCTGTGGGCTATATCTCTAGCCAAGAATAGCATCCCAACAAACTCACCTGCCGTGTTGTTCATTCCTACAAATTTATTGTCCGTTGCCATCTTCATTCCTTAGTTATTGGGCCACCAGATTTCCAAGCATCACAGGTGCGTTTTGCGGCACAAGTAAAGTGGAAAAGTTCACAAAATCCTAGATTTGCCGCATCGATAAACTGTTGATCGTAGGACAACTCTTTTTCAGAAGTATTCATTGCCTCTAAACCACCCTTGATGCACTCCATCATCTTTGGAGTTTGGATAAATGCGGCACAGTTGCCACAACGCATATCCATAATATCTTTGGTAGGGGCTTTATACATCTTGGCTTTCTTCAGCCAAAACGCATGATTAGGGTCATTTGGGTTAGGAGGGCCATATCCATACTCTTTGAAAGCATGGTTTCTGTTCTTCAGATTGGTAGAAACATCCTGAGTTGCCACAGGACAAACCGACCCTGACAACATTCCTTGTTTCATCTTAAGAACTTTCCACCCAAAAAGGTAATAAAACCACCAATAATTGATGCTATTGTCATGCCCATCCAAAATCCACCCTTGGATTTGTTTGCAAGTTCAAGCAAAGCACGAACATCTTTACCCAACTGATGAACTTCAGCCTGTAAAGACTCAACCTGAGCCTCTAGTTTGCCAAAATCTCTAGCATCAATGTCACTCATAATTGTTCCTTACGGGGTCTTCCCATAGGTTTCTTCAATGTGATTGTGTGCCTTGTTCCGTCTTCTTTGACATCCTCAACAACAATTGAGATATCCACAAATTCATACTCGTGGTGACGTTTCATCTCATCAATGTCATGTTGCGCTGTAAATTCAATCACAGTTCCGCTACGTTTACATTTGAACAAAGCCATTTAAATTCCTAAAGTAGAAAAGGGGGACTAGCCCCCTTCCCTTATACGATCAAACGACCGACAACAATGCGGATTTTGGCAGAAGCCAAGTCCACAGTAGAACCAGACTCGTTTTGAATACGCAAAGAAACCACACCTGCGGCACTTACATATCCTGTAACAGTCAAACCAGCCTCGTCAACAGCAAAAGAGCAACCAAGAACCATATCGCCCAAGGCAACGCCTGGGACAGCAACAGTATCGGTTTCTCCTGCGGCATCAACTAAAGAGCCAGCGTCTAGGGTTGCAGTAACAACCCATGTATCACTAAAGATTCCACGAAATTGATCGTTTCCTCTGCGTGAGGTAATAGCGGAAGCGGCGGCCATATTTTTCTCCTAATTAAGTTAAAAAAGTCCCCCCACCATTTAGGCAGGGGGCGCAACTGCAATTAGGCTGGAACTGCCAAAGCAAATGCTGATGAAGACTTAGCCGCACCAACAGAAGCCGCTGTACGCAATGCCTGAACGCCATACAGAGTGTCAGAAGTGAACAATGTACCGAGGTACTCTTGTTTGTACTGAGTCTGCGCACGAACTGCTTGCTGTTCCACAAGAACCATAGACTCTTTGTGACCCATCAAAGCGATGCGGTCAGTCTGAGTGTTGCCATAGCCTGTATCAGCGTTAGAAGTAACAAACACGGGGATGCCGTACAAGTTACCGATTTCGCCATTGCGGATTGCATCGCCATTACCAACAAAAGCCTGCTCGGTATAACGGGCAAGACCCATCAATGTATTGCGGCTTGAGGGTGGGATGATGAAGAAACGACCATCCATAGGAGTGTCATTGTCATCAAGGCGTTGGATAGTGCGGCGAATAGCGGCATCAGTCAAAGCAGAAGCGTTTGAAGATGTGCTGTTGTAAGCAGTAGTACCATCACCACCGATAAAGGCTTTAGTGGTTGTATTAGAAGTTGCGTAGTCATCAGTACCAACTGTTGCACCATTAAAGGCACGACCCAATTGAACCAAATCTGTATCAACTTGTTTAGCCAAAGCGTAACCTGCGTCACCTGTGTAGAAGTTACGGAGGCTGTTCAATGCCTGTGCTTCTACGATGTCTTCGATCAAGCGGCTGTACTCATAGTGCTTGTTGATAGACACTTGGACTTCTGATTCGGTGTTAACGATCAGGGTAACTGCGTTTGTTGCGCCTTTAGCAGAAG